ACACGAATTGGCTCATTCGACTGGGCATTCTAAACGTCTAAAGCGTGATATGTCAGGCTCATTTGGCTTCCATACATACGCAAAAGAAGAATTAGTGGCTGAATTAAGTGCATTCTTAATTGCAGATGAATTACAAATCAATTCAGATACGCAAAATCATGCCAACTATCTACAGTCATGGATTAAATGCCTACGCAAAGATCCATCTATTCTCAAACAATCCTTAAAAGAAGCTAAGGCTGCAAAGGATTACATTCTTCATCCAAAAGAGGACAAAACCTAATGACAACACCTAAAAAACCTTCAATTCAAGAACTTCTTGAAAATGCTAGATTACTTGGTTATAAAAAGATTTATCTAAATCCAAAAAATAAACTACATTCTTCATCCAAAAGAAAACAAAACAAAATGAACAACAATCGTGATCTAAGTAAGATTCTTGAATCTTTACAAGACTTACAAAAAAATACAGCTTCTACAGAAGAAATAACTGTATTACGAGAAATGCTTTCAGAAACAATAAGTACGGTAATTGTTTTAGCACAACAAACATCAGTAATTTCTAAAGCAATGAATAAACGAATAACACTTGTTGATGAGAAAGTTAATTTAAATCGTGAAGCAATAGATCGTCTTTATAAACATGTATTAAAGGAGGACAAAAAGTAATGTCAACTCATAACCCAGTAGATATTGGCAATCTATGTGTAAGTTGCTATGCCAAAGGTATCAAAACAGATACCACTAAGGAAGGTTTCGTTAATCGAGTACCTAGTGAAACATCTGAATACTCTGGTTATCAATGTGGACCTTGTGTTCAAGAAGATTCTGATTACATCGACAAGATGCATGCAGAAGAAGACTTAGGCACAATCCTTGAGGATGCATTAAACAGAGCTAAAGAAAATAAGCTTCTTGATTTGGGATTAGAACTTGAACAAGTTCTTCATGTTTGTGATACCTATGGCTATGAAGCTTTACTTCAAAAGTTCTACAAATCATCTAATGAAGAACAAGTTCAAGATCAACGTCTACTAAATGAAGAAAGCTGGCGAGCAGGTTACGACGTGCTTACCGAAGGTGCTTTAGGTGATTACCCAGAGGAATAATCATGTATTTAAAAACTAAATCTTACATTATTACCAAAGAAGGAAAACTTGTTTGGTTAAAACCTAAATCAAAAAACAAGGAGGTGAAAACTAATGAAACTAACTAAAGATCAAATAGATTTTATTATCTTTGCTTTAAATAGAGAAATTAATCTTGAACGTATGAGTGATGAAGAAATTATTGAGTTTGCTAAAGAAGAGAATGGTGTTGACACCGATTACATAATTAGGCTGCAAGAAATTGTAGATCTATTTATTTGCATGAAAAACAAACAAGGAGTTTAAACAATGCCAATGACTAAACAACAAGCCTATCATCAGTGGCTTTCTAATTGTCCAGTTGATATTAATTTTTGTTTCTCAATTCCAAGTGAAAGTGGAAAAGAAAATTGCAGAGATGAATGGATTATCTTTCGAGATATACCAAAAACTGAATTAAGGATAATTAAAGGAAGTAAAAAGTAACATTACTTGCACACATCACTAGGCATTTCTAAAATGTAAGTCCTAGTGTGTGATCTATGCACTATTACAACCCAACACTAATTAATTTTCTTACAACAATGCAAATTGTAAAAGCAGTTAAATCGTTAGTTCCGTCTATTGAACTAACGAATGATGAGAATAGAACTTCTCACCTAACTGGGACCTGGACTGATAACGCAGGTTACAGAGATGAACACAAACTTTCATTCAGATACATACGCAATTCTGAAAAATTAGCTCGCATGCATGGAAAAGTTAATTTAAAAACTAAAGATATTGAATATAAAGATGAATGGGGTAACACGCATGTATTAACAGCTCAAAGAGCTACAGAAATCATGACTTTAGCTGAAACTATTGCTGAAGAAGCAAATGCATTAGCTGATATTTATCAAGCTTCAAACATTGCACCTCATGATATTCTTGTTGATATACAAGCAAATCCTGCTTAATATTAAAAATGAAATTATACAGATCTTTATTAATTTAAAGATCTTTTAAAATGTATCAAGATAAAGAAATTAAAGAACTAATACAAGAAACTATTTCTTTAATTCCAGAACATACATGGCCTGTTGTTATTGATAAATTATCTGCTCGAATTGTTGATGCAATGCCAGCAGAATATTTAGAACAATTAACAGGTGATCCAGTTGGTTTTGAAAAAGCAGAACAAATCCTCTTGAATTTCTATCTTCAATCGAAAGAAAAACGAGAGGATTTAATTTCTGATTCTTTTGGATTTGTAGGTGCTGAATCTATTCTTTATTATTTAGAAGGATTAAACCTAGAAGAAATCCCAGAACCTAAACAGCAGCAAGAGGCTTCTTCTTAGCAGCAAATCTTTTTGCATCTAATAAAATTTCTCTATTAGCTGGTGTGTCTTTGACGTATCTACCTGTATCTTTTTTGATATAGGCGATACCTCTATACTTGAGTGTTGTACAAGTCATTTTGGTAGCCTTTGTTACTAAAATGATATTATTTGATCTGAAGATTTTTTGTAGTTCACACTGTAACAAATCTTACACTTTTAACAATTTATTTACAATTTAACACAAATGGAAATGACTTCTGAACTTATCAATCTCGATTTAGGAAAGATTCAATATTTAATTAATCTTGTTTCTAAAGATATTGAGATTGAAAAAAGAAATTATGACAAAGGCTATGAACCTTATCAAAGAAAAGGATTACCAACTCAAAAACAATGTCAAGATCATAATGCCGAAGCTATGCAACAACATTCTGTTTTAAAACAACTTTATGTGATTGCTCAATATACGATTTTAACTGAAGCTAAAATGTCTCCATCAACATTTGGTGAACCTGGATCTGAAGTTGAACCAGATCTATGTGACGAAAGAGGGAGGCCACTTTAATGAATGACTTTTTAGACCTAATAGGTTATTTATCCTTAATTATTATTCTTTCATCCTCTATTTACAAATCAATCAAACATGAAATGCCCTGAATGTAACTCTAAAAATACTAGAGTTTCTTCTACAGATCCTCATCCTATTGAAGATTTTACTAAAAGATATTGTAAATGTTTTAATTGTGGAGCATGTTTTACTACTATTGAAAAATATGCAAACACAGCACACAATCCAGGGAGAAAGAAAAATAGTTTTATTTTAAATAATTATCAATGTGAAATGATTAAAAGAAATAAATATATGTTATCAAATAGTGAATGGGCTGCTATTTATAAAGTTTCTCTTTCAACCATTATTAATGCAAAAACAAAATTTAATTCAACTAATTAGTTGTATTTATTAAAAATTGTATTATTATTTATCAACAATCTTCCATGAAAAAAACAACAATGTCTTATGTAATCGCTTGCTGGAAGAAGGGTATCCCGCATGGAATACAAGTAACTAATGATCGCTTTACTCTTGTACCACTTGATTCACAGACAAATGTATCTAAACTATTTAACAATCCGCATCGAACTCAGATGCAAAAATTCTTGGATTGGATAAAAGAAAATGACAAAGAACTTAAAAATGAAGAATTCTCAATTCAAGACTACGGCAGATTCAGAAAATGAATCTTGGCTTATATTTGACTTAGAATCTGATGGCTTATATGACAATGTTACAAAAATCCATTGCTTGGTTATTTATGACATTCAATCAGGACGAACTTTTAGCTATGGGCCTGATGCTATTAGCAACGCTATTAATCATCTGGACTCCGCTGATGTTTTAATTGGTCATAACATTCTCTTTTATGACATTCCAGTTCTTAAAAAATTACATCAAACTGAATTCAAAGCAAGAGTTATAGATACTCTTATCTGTACACGTCTTATTTGGCCTAAAGAAACGCTTTATGACCTTGACGAAGAACAATATCAGGAAGTTCCACCGAAGCTCAAAGGTTCTGCTTCACTTAAAGCATGGGGGTATCGACTTGCAGATCACAAGATCGAGTTCCAAGATTTCACCGAATACTCCCAGGAAATGCTCGACTACTGCATCCAGGATGTCAGAGTTACAGAAAAATTATGGAATCATATTATCCATCAAAAGTATCCTGAATCTGCTTTGGTTCTTGAACATGACTTCGCTCAAAAAATCAATGAACAAATTAGAACAGGAATTCCATTCGATGTGGATAGATGTCTTGACCTTGTGGATGTTCTCAGAACAAAGAAACAAAAACTTGAAGATGAATTAAAGACATTATTTCCTCCACTTAAAAAATCTGAATGGTTTACTCCTAAAGTAAATAATCAAAAAAGAGGTTATGTAAAAGGTGTTCCATTTGAAAAAATAAATTATGAAGAATTCAATCCAGGATCACGTAAACAAATTATTGAACGTTTATACAACAAGTACAAATGGGTACCAGAAGGAAAGACTGAAAAAGGAAATCCAAAACTTGATGATGATGTCCTCGAAAAACTACCCTTCCCAGAAGCTAAAACACTGGGAGAATACATGCTTATTAATAAACGATTAGGACAAATTGCTGATGGTAATAATGCATGGTTAAAATTAGTTAACAATGATACAGGCAGAATTCATGGAGATGTTATTACTAATGGAACAATTACAGGACGATGTAGTCATCGCAATCCAAACTGCTCACAAGTAGTTGCTAATGGTAAGCCTTATGGCAAAGAATGTCGTTCTTTATTTCATTCGCCTTATGATTGGGATCTTATTGGTGTAGATGCTAAAGCACTTGAACTCCGTTGTCTTGCAGGGTATTTGGCTCTATGGGATGACGGTGAATATGCTTCTATGGTTATCAACCCAGAGGTAGACATACATACTTATAACCAAGAGCAATTTGGTGTTGCTACTAGGGATATAAGTAAACGTCTACTTTATGGAATGTTGTATGGCTGTGGTGCAGCTAAAGCAGGTACTATTATTGATCCTAATGAAAAGAATGAAGGCAGACTTAAAAACATGGGTAGAAGTGCTATCAATGGCTTTATGAAAGGTGTCCCTGCTCTTAAAAAACTAAAAGATCAAATAGAAGAAACCATTACTAATCGTGGTTATTTGATTGGTTTAGATAGACGCATCCTTCACTGTCGCTCTTCTTTTAAAGGACTTAATGTTTTATTACAATCAGCTGGTGGCATTCTTATGAAACAAGTTGTTGTAAACATTCATAACAATATTGAAAACAACTTAAAATTGAAACATGGTGATAACTGGGAACAGTTATTAATGATTCATGATGAAGTACAACTTACTTGTAACAAAAAGTACACAGAAAAAATAAGGGAACAGGCAATGATAGCCTTCCCTCAAGCCCAAGAGTTCTTTAACTTTAGGTGCAAAATTGAAGGAGATTCTTGCATTGGTAGCACCTGGGCCGAAACGCATTAGAATAACGTCCTGAGTATGACGTTAAAAGACTTTCAGTTCATCCTCAACTTAACTTATGAATCACATTACAGTCACAGCCAAAGCAATCGAAGATGCTAGACGCATTGAAGGCAGAATACCAGCAGTATTTTGTAACGTAGAAATTGCTCCTCATCCTTTTGGAAAAAGCTATACACCTACTTATGCAGAACTAAGAGTTTGGGGTAAAGCTTCAGCATTTTTAGAACCTGCAAAAAAAGGATCAAACATTTTAGTGAATGATGCTGAATTTGTTATTAATTACAACAAAGAAGCTCAATCAAATGAAATACAGATTAAAGCAAAACAAACTGTATTTGTTCCTGAACAATTTCCCATTATTAATACAGTAATTCTTTCAGGAAGAACTGGTGTTGAATTTGATCCTGGAGATCCAAAGCAACGTAATTATCGAGCTACAGAATCAGGATGGATATTCGCAGAACAAAGAATAGTTGTTCAAAATAGAGATATTCCTGCATTACCTGATCCTTATACTTTCAAAACTATTTACAATAACAATGCTGAATATAGAGGAATAAATTATGCAGACTTAATTGCAAATCTTTTACATAAAAAGCAAATTCCTATAACCATTAAAGGTTCTTTAGTAACAGAAAAATCTGAAATGGAAGGACGAGAAACTAGGTATTATTCTAAAATTTTACTTTCTGATAAACAAGCTATAACAGTACATCAGATGCAATCAATAGCATCACAAACTGTTAAGCCAAAAGCGTCAAAACCTCAACCAACACCTAAAGTTATGACAGATGATGCTTGGAAAGATCTTCCAAATCAAGATCCTTCAAATCAGCACAGTATTGCTCCTGATCCAACACCAATCCCAACTGTAACTTCAACTCCTGTGGCTACAACAATTAATACAGATACAAAGGAACCTCCTTTCTAAATTTCTAGGCGTTCATCTCGCAAGCATTAAGTTGCTAAAAGCCAATTGATATAAGTCGGGGAGACATTGTGGGTTCGTCCTACTAAGAGCTTCTCCCTCCTAGCACCCCTTAACTACTGCCTCTAATGACGCAATTAACTACGATGCCTTCTTCCAAAACAAAACCTAGTTCAATCACAAACTTTGAAGCCTCTTTCTCTATGTTTAGAGAATCTGAATTTATTTCAGGTATTGATGGCTTTGGTACACTTCAACCTTTACATAACAATGACAAAGCTTATTGGGCTGTAAAAGAAGAAAGTTTGAAAGCATGTAAGTGGACTGCCACTGAAAAAGATTTTGATAAAGATTCAGTTCTTTGGAATCATTCTCACCGTTTTCATAATGGTGCTAGAGAATTAATGCATGCATTTATTAAACCAAGAATTCAAATTATTCATACCTCCAACATTTTAGTTGTTGATGATTCCATTTTAGATAGAAATGGAAAGTCGATGAATATGATTATTGGTGATTTATCTATGCCTCATGTTGCTAAAGCATTTGAAGTAGATAAAGAAAAAGCTGGAGACAATGGTAATCGTCAGTATTCAACTAGAACTAAATATCTAGTTAATATCTTGACTAAAGATAATCAACCAGCTCATGAAGTACCTTTAGTTTTTACTGTTAAAGGATTAGCTAGTGTTGATATGTCTCGCATGTTAAAAGAATTTACTAAACAAATGAATAGGTGTTATAGCACTGGTTTAGAATTAAAAAGTGATATGCGATTTGATGAAAGAACACAAGCAGGATATGTTTTTGTTCCTGAATTAGATATTAGAAGTGTTGATGCTCGTGGAAACAGAAAGGTAAGTATTCCTGCAATCGTAGACTACAAAAAACCTGATTATTCTACAGTTGAAAAAGCTAAAGAATCTATGTTTGAATATTCTATTCCTATAGAGAATAGAGAAAAAACATGGGAACAAATGCAAGATGATTTCTTAGGAAATTACATTAACAAACATAGTGAACAGGAAGCTGCAAAGCTTAATGGTGCTTATGGTATTGCTGAAGGTGTTCCCGCTTTAATGCCTAAAACAGTAGCTGTTCTACCAGAAGGTGCAGAAGATACTGGAGAAGACGCAGCTTTATGATTTAAGGATTATTTTATCTGGGCTAACTAGTTCACTAATTAGCCCTTTTATAATGACATTACGTTGTGTTGCTAATTGTGCAAGATAAGTAGCTACTTGTTTTAAAGCTTCTTTATCTTCACAGTTATCAATACTTCTTTTAAATTTTTCAAATACAAATTGATCTTCTAATGGAATCTTATATTCTAAGTATTCTAATTTAGAAGATTTCTTTTCCATTTGAATCCTTTTCTTTTTCTATTCTACATGCATCCAAAGATTCAATTATGTTAAACAAGTTCGGTCCTCTTACTCTTATGGGTGCTGGTGTATTTACAGCTGTTGGTAATCCTATCACATGGGCTGCCATTGCTGGTCTTGCTACATTTCAAGTTAGTAAAAAACTCTATAAGAGATCTAGAAAAAAATCTAAAATTAGAAAAGAAGAATACGACTTATTTATTTGAAAATAATTGCACTATCAATTAATTTTTCAATACTTTTTGACATGGCATTATAGCTAGTGCCTACATATAATTGACCGCTAACAACCGCAGCTGTCATTACTGCCCAGAAAATGTAGTACCAACGTGCTTTGATTTGGGCCACAAGAATCTTGTATTCTTACCTAACACTAACTTAATTTCAACTTAAATGACAAACGAAATTTATTCTGAGCTAAATGAAGCTCAAAAAATTATCTACACACGCTCTATGATTGGTAGAGCTTTTCCTGATTTTGATCATGGACAAATCTGTACCATTTATCGTGTAGGAAAACATTGCATAGTAAAAAGAAAAAATGGATTAGAAGAAAAATATCCTGCAGAAGATATTAAAATTGCTTATTTAAAATTTATACAAAGAGAAGTTCCTTTCTTCTCTTATTGTGGTCCTGGTTATAGAGGTCCAATTCCTTGGTCACATCAACCTAATACATATATCCTTCTTAAAGGTTGGCATTATGCATATGAAGGATCTCATAAAACTCCAGAAGCATTAATGCAACGTAGCTGGATTAATTCTTTTAACACTTTAAAAAGTATTGAATCTGTTAAAAGCTTATTGGACAATTTAAATGATGATGATCCAAAAGATGAAGGATTGGATGATACTGAAAAAGCATTAGGACATATTATGACTCCTTATAAATATTGTTCTTGCCAAGCTTTTCAGAAACAACTTAGAAATTTAGATGAATTTAAACATGAATTTTATAAAGATTATCAGCCTATGTGTAAACATCTTTATTGGTATGACAAATTTAAATTATTCCAAAGAAAAAGAAATGAATTAATTGAAGATTTAGGAGCAAAACCTCCAATGAATGTAGTTCTTTGGTTCTATGTACCACCTGTTAAACAATATGGAAAAGGTCAATTTAAAATTTGGTGGACTAGAAAAGGATTATATTCTGATATAACAAATTGGAAAGAAATTCAAGGTTTAAGTCAATGGGACACCTGGACTTATTTCGATAGGATGTTAGAGAAAGGTTTCGTTCCATACGAAGGCTCTATTGTTCCAAAATTGAAATTAAAACTATGCGAAAAGTCTTAATTGATGGTCTTAAAGCACATGCTAAAGGTCATATTGAAAAACATAAATCTAATATCGAAATCTATTTACATGGATCAGTAGGTATTGGAGAACATTCAGATATTATTGCTGCAATTGAAGTTGAATTAAACCATATTGCACACTATGAAGATCAATTAGAAGTACTCGAAAAATACTTTAGTATATGATTAAACGTCCTTTAAGTCATGACGTTAAACTGACTTCAATCTAACTCAACTCTAATGACACAATCTAATCTTTCCTTTCTTAAAAAGGCTCCAGAAGAAATGCCTTTTAAAGAGTTAATTTCTCAAAGAGAAAATTTAACTAAAACTATTCCTCTTTTAGATGAAGAATCAAAAGAGATTGTAAAAGCTGATCTTGCTGCTATTACAGAAGAATGTTCACCTAGATGGGATGAACTTTACGTAACTAGAGAAAATTTAAAAACAATTATTAAAACATTAAAAGAAGAAAAAGCTGAAGTTGATAAAAGCATCAAATCGAAAACAAATGATCTTGATTCTTTAAATGTTTTACTTAGAGAAATAAGAAGAAGTTTTCCACCACATTCTGATTGTGATACTTTCTCTGGTAAATACTTTCAATTTAAAGTTAAAGCAATTACACCAGGGCAACAATATAGTCTAAAAATTATACAGACAAAAAAGATAGAAGAATTTTCTCATAAAGATCAAGTCAAATTCTTTTATAAAGAAGAAAGAATCGAAACTATAGAAACTGTGGTAACGTCAATAGAAGGAGAAGAAATCTCCAGAACAAGTCTACCTAAATCTACAGAACAATTTATTCTTAATGAAAATGCAGTCATCAGTGCTTACAAAGACGGAAGTCTCCCCCATGGAATCAAAGTCATCCAAAATTACAGAATTACAACAAAAAGAATCAGTGGCAACATGGACGTGGAAACATCCCAATATACAAAACGCTTTCTTCGAGAACCTACCAGCTCCAGTTGATGTAGAAGAAGCTCATCTTTACATGTGCTGTCATCAACATAACGAGCAAGACTTTGATCTTCAACTTAAAACTATGGAGTTGGAATTAGATGAATACTTAGATGCTGATGACAGACCAGTTGATGATTTAATAGCTGATACTCGTGCTAATCAAGTTAGATATTTAAAAAGTAAAAGGTATCATCATAATGCTCGTTGTTGTTATTGGTATTGGATGCAAAAAGAATCTGATCTTAATCAAAGAAAAGCAAAACGTAAAAAAAAGCTTCAAAAATAAATTTCATATAGAATAAAGAAAATAATAGAGGAGTTCATGGAGAAAGATTCAGCTAATTTATATGCTTTACTTGCTGGCTTTACCCAAGAAGGAACTCCTCTAGAAGCTTTAATTGGTAGCAAAATTGAATGGGGTGTTACTGTTTTAACTGCTGCAATGCTTGCTAATGAAAATTTAGCAGGAAGTATGGAAGCACAAGAAATGGTTGATGGTGCTATAAATTATTACAATTTAATTCAAGAACGTTTAGCTTTTTATAGACAAAATCAAGTACATAATCTTGAAAAAATGATTGATAGTTAAATGCTGCTATCGTAAATATATAACTAATAAATTAGATGGAGAAAGAGAAACTACCTCGTTTAATTCTAAATTTTTCTGTAGATTTAGATATTGATTATAATCCTTTTAACGGTAAAACTAAAGAAGAATTTATCAAACATATTGAATCAGAATTACATGAAGTTTTATTTGATGTAAGCCCAAGCGTAAAAAACGCTTATACTTCTCTTATTGCTATTGATGAAAATGCTTAACAAATCTGATCAATTTGGTACTCCTGAATGGAGAGAAGAAAATAACCGTAGAGTATTTTTTCAAAACCATATGTATAGGTGTGCAGGAAGAGATAATCCTGATCATCCAATGCATGGTCTTTTTACTGGTTTATGGCATGACTTTTGTTTAAATGAAGCAGGTAAAGCACAAAGAGATATGTGGTTTGAACGCATAGAATTTATACAAAAAGTACAAAATGGAGAAATTGTTTTACCACAATGTTCAAATGATGTTGTTGAAGAAGAAATTCCAAGACCTGAAGAAGAAATAGCACAAGACTTTGATGTTTCTAATGCTGATCCAGTAGATGAATATTTAAATTGTTCTGCTGAATGTGATATTAATGATCAAGAATGTGAAGATATTTGTTTAGATGAATTAAAGAAACCTGTAATAGAAGAATTCGGTACACTTACCGTTGGTCAAGCAGATTCACCACATCAAGCTGCTATATCTAAATGAACTGTTATCTTTGTGGTACTCCACTTAATATATCAAGCAATATAGATTTCCCAGAACATGAACTTTATAATATGATTAGTTTTTTTGATTGTCCTAAATGTAATGCAGCTGTAGAGGTATATCATCCAATAGATCAAAGAGCTTCTACTTCTTGCCAATGCTCAATACGATGACAGTTACTACATAAAGGAATACATTTTTCCATTTCTTTTACAATATTTTTCCAACTATAACCAACACCTACCATACGAGAAATACTATTCTCTTTATTACCAAGGTGATGAAATTCTAGAACACGATAATCATCTAAGCCACAAGCTTTACAGCATAATGTTTTCTTATGCGTTATTAACTTTTGCCTGTTTTTACGTATTCGTTTTTTACTACTTTGCCAACTCATAATATTTACAAAGTATTATTCTTTCCATATCCATGCTATTTGATATTCATCTATATAAGGTTTTAAATCTAATGCATCCATTAATTCTCCAATAAGCCGACCTTTCCCTAGTAGTCTGCCATCTGCTGCTCTTAAGTTATCATCTACAACAATTAAAGTTCCTGGTTTAATGATATTTTTAGCTGCAAATAATTCTTTTAAATGATGTGCAGAGGACTCCCAATCATTTCCCCAATCTGTAATATTGAATGAATCTAAATAAAGTAAATCTACTTTTCCTTCTAAATAACCTAATTCTTCTACTGAGTCACCACAAATAACTTCAACACGTTTACTTGTATTTTCTCTAGCAAGTTTACATGCTTTAGGACTAATATCAATTGAAATGACATTTCCTCCTCTATACTTTACATAATTATCAAATAATAATGTAGAACAACCATCACCTCGATAATTGTCCTCTTCCCTGTAGCAGCCTGTTTCTACAATGAAGATTTCTTTATCTTTAATGTCATCTAAATACTTAAAAATTGTTCTAAAACTATCTGTTCTTCCCCCTAAACTTTCAGATATATCATCAAAATATTCATTCCAAAAAGTCATTTTGTTTTATGATTACCTCTTTGAATATAACTTATTTAACTAATTTGTCAGATAAAATATAATTTTTCTACTAGACTTGACAGAGCAGATAACTTAAATGTAATACATATTCTTCAAATGAAAGACACTAATATTCTTGAAACTAAAAAAGAGAAAGAGATTATAAATGACGATGTAATGAAAGATATTAATAAAACTGCTGCACGTATAACGCTTAATGGTAAACGACATTACACAACACCTTTATTTACAGGACCAGCTCCATCCGTAACAACCATAATTTCTGAAACTGCTTCTGAACAAAATAAAAAGAAATTAGAAATGTGGTCTAAAGCCAATCCAGGTGTAAAAGAAAAAGCAGCTGAACGAGGTACAGCAATCCATTATGGAATGGAACAATATTTAAAAGGTGAAAAAGACCCAGAAATATCTGAAGACTATGCAGAATTTTGGTCGGGTATGCCAAAAATATTAGATCAATTTGGTGATGTACTTTGGGCAGAATCTCCTGTTTTAGAATCTTTTAAATTTACTATGGGTGCTGATGAAGTAGCTCGTGTTTGGGGTTCTGATGAAGAAGGACGTGCTTGGGCTGGTGCTCCTGACATTATTGGATTTGTAGAAGATAAATTAACTCTTGCAGATTTAAAAACAAGTGTTAAACCTTATAGTCGTAAATGGCCTAAAGAATATGAAAAAGGCTCACAAGAATGGAGAGATCTTTTGGGTGGTTATATGAAATTTAAAAAAACTTGTAAACAACTAGCAGCATATGATCTTGCTATACAACAAACTTTAGACGTTAAAGTTGATCAAGCTGCCATATTAGTATCAACACCTTTACGTACACAAGTATTTAAAATATCAAGAAGGTTTCTTGATAAATTACACGTAGATTGGTTGAAAATCGTAGAAGAATATTATAAACAGATAGATAATTGCAATGTTTATGATGCAGATTCAATCTAAAATCTAAGCTTAATATTTTGAATAATTCATTTCAGATTATTCACACTAGGATAATAGAACACCTAAAAATAGCTTCCAATGGAAATAAACGTTTCCGTTGGCGAGTGGATGAATACCCTTAAAAGTCGTATGGAAAATGCGACAGATGGGGATTGTTTTCATTTGCCGACACAAATGCATTATCACGCATTCACGCTATTAAAAGAAGAGGTGTTCCCACACAAAAAACTTAATGTAACCATTGACAACACTCAACTCTAATGACAAAAACAAATCAAAAATCTTTGAAACCAGGAGAAATCCGACTTGACTTTATATCCAAAGAATGGCCTCTCACACCTTTAGGAGCAAATAAAGATCCTTATATTAGTGGATGGCAAAACAAACCATGTAGTGTCCATGAAATTGAAACTGAAATTCTTACAGGGCAATGTAAAGCCATCGGCCTTTTATCAGGTCCAGTTTTTAATCTCCCTTATGGTCTGGTATGGGTTGATGTTGATGGCCCTAGTGTTTACGAATTAATTGAAGGCTTATCTGATAAAGATTTAGATGTAGCTTTACCAAAAACATTAACTATTCTTAGTGGTAAAGATGGAAGAGAAAGAAAACTTTATCGTTTAGATCGAGAAAAACATAAACATTTTGTACGTAATAAATATACTTGGCATGCTGAAACAGACAAAGAAAAATTAGAAATTCTTTGGAAAAAACATCAAGGTGTTTTGATGGGTTTACACCCTGATACCAATGGATATTACACTGCTAAAAATGAAGGTTTTGAATGGATTTCTAAACTTCCTGAATTACCTGAGTGGATATTAAATTGCATTATTAATAAAAATATAAAACAAGGTTTACCAGCAAAAGAAACAACTAGAATAGTAGGCCCTACTTTTGCTGTAAATGCTGAAGCCTCTCTCGAAAGAGACATGCAACTCGCTACTGAAGCTATGTGGTCTATGCCTTCAGAAGCATGTGATGACTACGACATTTGGATTACTATTGGTCAGTCGCTTCATTCGCTTGACGATTCGCTTCTTGATGATTGGGATGAATGGTCTAAGCAATCTTCTAAATATAAAGCTGGTGAGTGCAGCAAACGTTGGAAAAGTTTTGACAAAGGCGGGGCACGTACTCTTGGCTCTTTAATCCATCATGCAAAAGAATATGGATGGAAACCTTCTCAAGAACATAAAACAATCAATAGAGAAATTGATGAGAAAACATTAAAGGAATTAAATCAAATGCTTGACGAATTTCATTCAACACCCACTGCATCTAAACCTAAAGTTGTACGTAATGAAAAAAAAATTTCAACATCAATAAATAAAGGAAGAGAACAAAAACCTCGTAATCCTTCTTCTGATGTTATTGCTAATGTTTTAATTCAATCTTATGACGATTGTTTAAAATACAGTCAAGCTCAAGGTTGTTTCTTTAATTATAATTATCACTCTAAAGGTTTATGGTCTGCTTTATCAGATACAGAAACTAAAGGTGAAATAAAAAATAGACTTGAAATGTTAAAAGATCAACTGTTACCTAATGGTTACAGTATGAATCTTGTTAATGATGTATTAGAACAATTAAGAATTACATTAATACATGATGATTGGTATGAAGGTAATGATTATTTACTATTTAAAAATGGAATCTTAGATATAAAAACAAGAGAGTTGATTCCTTTTAATAAGGAAATGTATATGACGCAACAACTCCCTTATGAGTATGATACACAAGCTACATGTGAACCCATTATTAAATGGTTAAAACATGTACAAGATGATAGTTGGGGAAGAGTACAAGTCCTTAGAGCATGGTTACGTGCTGTTCTATTAAGTCATTCAGATATACAAAAGTTTGTAGAAATTGTTGGTCCAGGTAAATCAGGTAAGTCTACTTATTCCAACCTTGCACATGCATTAGTTGGTGATACGAATGCCATTATTTCTCAATTAGATCATCTGGAAAAAAGTAGATTTGAAACTGCAAATTTATATAAAAAGAAATTACTTTTATTCAATGATGTTGAAAGATACGGTGGTTCAGTATCAGTATTAAAAGCAATTACGGGTCGTGATTTAATTCGAAATGAACGTAAATTTCAAGCTGGTTCATTAAAGCCGTTTAAATTTAATGGGTTGGTAATGATAACTGCAAATGAACCAATACAAACGACAGATCCTACATCTGGGCTTGCACGTCGTCGTCTTACTATTCCTTTTGATCGACCTTTCACTGGTAGTGCAGCTGAACAACGCACCTTAATTGATATGGACGATAGCGGTAATCCTTTTGGTGATTTCGCTTCTTTACTTCCAGGATTGGTGAATTGGTTATTAGATATGGATGAATTAGATATGCGTGAATATTTAATGGAAACAAATAAAAAAGTTTCCTTCTTTGCTAAACATCATCGAGAACAAATTCTTAAATCAAATCAAATTATGGATTGGATGGATCATTGTTTGATTTTTGATCCAGGTAGTTCTGCATCTGTTGGATTAGCTAAAAGTTCTCAGCCAGGTTCAACTAATGTTTATATTTCATGGGATAAATGGCTTTATGCAAGTTATTGTGAATTTTCAAAAGCTTCTAACAGTAATATTCTTGGACGAAGTAGATTTGAAACTTTATTAATGGATGTTTGTGTTCATCAATTACGTTTAAATGTTTATAAGTTTAAAGATCGTAGAGGTATGAGAGTTAAGAATATTTCATGTCGTGCAGCTGATCAAAAATATATTGAATATCCTTCTATCATTGAAGTTGGATTGAATAAAGAAAAATGGAGAACTGAATATGGTGACATAATTGATAAAAAAGAAATGAAAGTAGAACAGACAGAAGATTAAATATCTATAACTATTTATACAGAAATTGTGTATATTTAGAAAAGAAATATAAAAATAATGCCAAAAAAACCAAAACTTTTATGGTGTGGAGATATTGTTGCTAAAACAGGTTTCTCTAGAGTAACTGAAAATGTTCTTCCTTTTCTAGCAAAACATTTTAAGATATCTGTCCTTGGTAATAACTGGTGGGGAGATCCAACTCCTTTACAGAAGAAATATACAATGTATCCTTCTTCTAATAGATTTCAAACTGCTCCTTTTGGTGAACAAAGAATAAGAGAAATAGTGAGAATAGAAGCTCCTGATCTTATTTTTAGTATTAATGACATGTGGATCATTAATGAACAATATAAACAAATAAAAGATTTTCATAAAGATAAAAAATTTAAATTCATTGGTTATGCACCTATGGATTCTTATGGATGGACTGGATGTTTGTCAGACACTTCCAATGATTGGGATGGAATTATTTCTTATACTCAATTCGGTGCTAAAGAATTTATTAGCGGTGGAGTTACTAAACCTATTGCTGTTATTCCACATGGAGTTACTCCAGGGCAATTCTATCCAATAGACAAAAAAGAAGCTAGAAAAGAATTAGGTATAGATGAAAATGCTTTTATAGTATTTAATGGTAATCGTAATCAATTTAGAAAACGTATTGATATAACTATTGCTGCATTTGCTCAATTTGCTGTTGATAAACCTGATGCTCAGTTGTATTTACATATGGGTAAAAAAGATCAAGGTTGGGACATTATGAATCTATTTGATCGAGAAATGAAACGAAATAGACTTGATCCTAATAATAGAATTATTCTTACAGCTGATGTTGAAGGCCCACCAAATGTAGAAGTTGAAACTTTAAATACTATTTATAATGCTGCTGATGTAGGAATTAATACCTGTAAAGGTGAAGGATGGGGCTTAGTTAACTTTGAACATGCAGCTTGCAAAGTAGCTCAAGTTGTTCCAGGGCATACATCTTGTAAAGAAATCTTTGAGGGATATGCTCGTTTAATTAAATGTGATCATATTGATACAGATACTAATTATGGACGTGAAATGCCTTGTCCATCAACCAAGCATTTAGTAGAAATCTTAAATGATTTATATAACAATAGAGATAAATTAGAAGCTACAGCAGAACTTTGTTATGAACGAGCATTAGAAAAACAATTTGAATGGGAAAGAATCGGTCTTCAATTCACTGGAGTATTTCAAGATACTTTAAAAGGTGTTGATCATTCACTTGAGAAAAAACCTAAACCTAAACCTAAAAAGAAGCCTGTAAGAAAAAAGAGGAAAATAGGTAATGCTTAGAAAGATTACCTTTCGACCTTGGGGATGGTGGCAATCAATATTCCAAGGACCTGGCTATCTTGCTAAAGTTATTAACGTTAAAAAAGGACAACAACTTAGTCTGCAGTATCACAATCATAGAAGTGAAACTTGGATTATTGCATCAGGACAAGGAGAGGTTTTTGCTAATGGTATATGGCAAAAAGCTAGAACTGGTAAATGTATTCATATTCCTGTTAAAGGTACTCACCGAATAAAAGCTGATAAAACAGACTTAGTTCTTATAGAAGTCCAATTTGGGGATAAAATTTCTGAAAAGGATATTGTACGTATAGAAGATGATTATGGAAGAGTTGAATTAAAATAAATAAATTTTAAAGGCCCATTTCATCAAATCTATCATCAATTAATTTATTCCACCAAGAAGGTGCTGCCTTCATTTCTCGACTTATTAAATCTACATCAGAAGGTCCAAGAGGAGAACCTCCAATAGAAGGACTTTTTTTATTCTTCCAATAATTAGGATTCATTGATTCACTTTCTTTTAATAAAGTAGGAGCATATTCTTTTAACGGATTTTTAATTTTATTTAACATTGCTAAACCTTGTAAAGCAACATCTTCTGCTTCATTAATCTGTCCTCTACTCATTAAATCAAAAACTGATTCTTTTAAAATAATTCCTTCATCTATTAATCCTGCTTGCAACATTCCGTCTTTAACTTCGTTTGCAATTTGATCTATTTTGTCAGCTCTATCTAGTTTTCTAGTATATCCAAAATCAAGTTGTATTGGTTCTTTTGTTTTTTTATGGATTAAAACATTTCCTCCATGACGATCATTTACTTTATAACCTGCTTTATTTAATTTAGCCATCTGTTGAGCTTCTGCTAATTTATAAGCTCTATATTTCATAGAATTTGGATCATTAGTTAAATCCAAAAAAGAAGAATAACGTCCTTTAGATCCTAAATGTTCCGTTAAAGGCATATAGTTATTACGCAAATCTTCCATAACTATTTGTCCATCGTATAACTGATTAATTCCTTCAGCTTTCATATTTACACTAGGTTTTCTCTTACTAGGGTTGGTATAAACAACATCAACTCTAGGTGCTATACCTAATTCATATGCTAAAGATTGAACATCAGCTTCTCTTAATATTTGTTCTTTATCTTTACCTTTCATAAATTTAACAACATTTCCTGGAGTTCCTTCATAAACAGTACCTTGAACTCCTTTTCCTACTGTAGTTAAATATTTAGTTGAATTAATAGGTTGATAACCAAGTGTTTTAGCAGCTTGTGCTCTTTTAGCAGCATCTAACCATTTAGGTCTGAAATTAAACATTTATATGTTTTCACTTTTCTTTATTTTATTTCAGGTATATCTGCAGCAAAAACACAGAATAGGGTATTTTTTTCTTATGCGTAGTTTAAATTACACTTCTATTCTGAGTCTTATGAGACTTAAAAACTTAGAATAAAAATGTAATTTATCTCTAGACATAAGAAATTTCTATCCTATTCTATGTTTTTATGTCATCTCAATGCCTCACAACTACAAAAAGATGCCTCCTTTATGGCATTTACAAGAATTATTTCAATTATCTGATGAATATCCAACTGGATTAGCATGGGCTATTAACAAAGGCAAATATAAAATTGGGGATTCTGTTGGTACCAGGAATAAAACAAATGGATATTATTTTGTTTCAATTGATAATGAAAGTTATATGGTTCATAGAATTGTATATTATTTAAGAACAGCTTATTCTCCTGATAACTGCTGTATAAAACATAATCATTTAAATAAAACAAAAGACAACAGATTAGAATTAAAACCTATTCGTTATTAATGATGTTAAATTCTGACCCAATTGATTTTAGATACATTAAAGATATTGATGAATTAGATAATAAACAATTAAAAGAAAAAGATTATTATAAAGGTTTTCCTTGTTGTCATGGTCATACTATTCGAGATATTAATCATCATTGGTGTTATCACTGTGTAAAAAAAATAGAATCTAATATTTGTGGTTTTGATATTAATTATTTACATACAGATTATAAAACTAAGTATCAACGTCTATGGGCTAATATTCATATCAAAGATTTTAATGAATGTTGGGAGGCTAATCTTCCAGGGAAACGAGTTCCTCATAGAGTTTGTTTCCCTTCTTATCGTTCACAATACAGTTGTCAAAAGTCAGAAAATACAACAGCTCATAAAGTCATTTATAACTGTGCTTGGGGTGATATTGGTAATGTATTTGTAACTAGATTATGTTCTAATCCATGGTGTTTAAATCCTTTACATATGTTTTCTACTTTTAATAGACGTTTATATCCAACAAAAATTCAACCTTTTTGTACAAAATTTGATGCTGCTAAATTAATGAGATTAAGTAAAGCAAAAACATTAAATAGAGAACAAGAAATTATTGAAGAAAAATATAATAAAACTATCAAACATCCTTTAACAGTTAAGGATGCTCCCGATTATGATGAAGGATAGATAATGTTTCAATATAATAATGGCTCGCAACCAAGTTACACAACGACAAAGAACAGCAAAAGATCCTTTATTAGTTGGTACATTTGAAGAAACGTCAATTCGTTATTTAAAAGGTACATTAGGAGGAAAAAATCAACCAATTAGAGGAGGATATGGAGGAGGAACTCTTAACCATTGGTTTAAAATTAAATTAAATACTCCTGCATGGATTATTACAGTTAAAGCAGGTGGATGGGAAAAGTGGTTTACTGTTTCTGCTTATGATATGAATAGAAATCCTATATCTGGTAGAGGGATTTTTACAGAAGATAGTTTAGAAGTTATAGAAGATGGAAAAGTATATCATCCTTATACAGGCCATATTATGGCAACAGAATCTGAACTATATAATCAATATGATCCAGAACGTTTAGATAAAGGTGATTCAAGATATTATCCATTAGATATAGGAGAATATTTAATTGCTGTATCTAGCACATTAAATACTCCTTTCGATTATGAGCTTGGTATAGTTGTTGAAGTTGCTGATACATTACCTGTATTATTAACAGAAAATTATGATCGTTTGTTATTAGAAACTGTTGGACTTGAAGATGACATATTACTTGAAACTCCTGAAACTTATAGAGGAGAAGACAGTCATGATCATTCATTATCTGAATGGCAATCAGCATGGAGAAGAGAAAGACAAACTTATGAGAAATTTCCAGAAATCCTTGTTAGTCTAACTACTAAACCATAAATATTATGGATTCAAATTTATACACAGAAATTCTTGATGAGCATTATTATGCATGGAAAAAAAATCATACAGATGTTACAAATATAAATTTAACCGCTAGATTTAAAGAGGAATGTGAAAATGTTCCTTACTTACAACAATGTAAATTATATGATTGCTAATGGAAAATAATGACATTAAGAACAACGAGAGCAAAGAAGACAGCAATAACTCGTCTTACAGGGGGATATATTTTGAAAGTGAGATTAATTCCATGGATGTTTACAAAAGACGGCGTGATATGGCTCGCAAGTATGGCAGTAGGAAAAAGTATGCGTCAGATCAACGATTGGATGATGAGAAAAAACAACAAAAGAACCCACCAGATGGATATATCTTTGACAGGTAAATTTGGTCCTAGAACACAAGCTATAGCAATAAGAAAAGTAAGAGATTGGATGAAAGAAATCCCTCAAGGAGATTCAATTACTTTACGTTGTGAATCATATTTATCAGATAAACAATTTAATATTTGGAAAAAATGGTTTCAGAAACATGAAGATAAAGAATGGGTTATATCTGATTATCATAAATCTTTCTTTTTTTATAGGTCTGAGTAAAATATAAATAGTTTTAAACAATCAAATGATTGCTCTCATTCGTCCATTGCTTTTTAAATTTGTTAATACTCCTCAAGTCAAGCAATTGATTGTAGATTTATTAACTAAACTTGCTGATTCAACTGATAATACTGTTGATGATAAAGCAGTTGTATTTATTAAAAACGGTTTATTCCCTGGAGCCAAGCAAGCTAAATAGCAGTAAACCACCAAACTGCTCCTTTTTCTTTATTAACGTAATTACGTAAATCAAATGCATCATGCTTATTTAGTGTGATGCATTCTCTATGTCCATGTAACTCATAACACATGTTCACAGTTATATTTTTATTTCTAGTGAGTGTCATAATCTTATACTAATCAGTAGAAGTTAATTATTACAAATGGCAGAACAGAAAGATGCGGAAATCCTAGAAGAAAAAAAGGATGATAAGAAAAAAAATGTACTTGAAAAAGTAAAAGATGCAATACTTCCAGACCAAGAAGAACAAGCTGCAATCATTAGTACATTTGTACGCCTTGGGGTGTTAATTTGGAGCGGCGGAATACTGACATTAAATTACGTTTCTATCCCAGGAATACCTTCTCAGAAAATTGATCCAACTTTCATAGCCTCAGTGTTCACGGGCGTTTTGGCTGGATTTGGCATCCAGACAGCTAGTAAAAAAGGTGATGGAACTATGAAAATGAATGGCGAAAATGGACAAGTAAGTAAGAAAGATATGGAAGAAATGATAACAAAAGCTGCTGCTAATTCTGCTGTACAAACTATAAGAATTGAACAAGCTCCATTAGTAATTAAGGCAGAAACACCTAGTAAAGAAACTAAGTACCAGATGTAAAATAAAGAAGGAAAATAATTAAGGAGGTTTGCTTATGAACAGTCCACTTTATATTCCTAATTGGCAGTATCATTCTAAAAAAAATATAACAATAGATTTTGTTAGAAAAGAAAATATGCTACGGCGAGCTTTACATCGAGCAAAAACAATCGTGAAAAAAATTAGACGAATGTAGATGTTATAGACTTTAATTAAGTAATGTAAATAGTTAAAATGTGGAAGTTACTTTCATTTTTGATATTAATATTTAGTCCACTTTCAGTACGTGCAGATTTAATTCACCGTCTATCTACAAGTACTTCTTTGACGGTAGGTGGAGCCTCAACAACTGGGGAACGGATCGGTTCAACATACGCAGTTAGTGGTAGTAATGTGGCAGTAAGTTCAGCTCAGAACTCAGCTTTTGGTGGTTTGACTGCAGGTTCTGCTACAGCTGCACCGACAATGAAAGCTGGTACTTACGATATTGGAGTTGATAATTCAGCCTTCAGTTTTTCTGAATCATTTACTCAGGGAGATGCAATAGCTGCAATGGGAGCAGGTGTTGACGTTAGTGCAGATGGTTTAGTTGTAGATATGCCAGCTTTTGGTAATACCACAACGCAATCGGGTGGTGTGAAAGGTTCCCTCGCAGGTACTATTTTGAGTTCGGGAATTATGACCTTAACCGCAGGAGGTGCAAACACTTCGGCAGTCGGCCAATTTGTAAGTGAAATAACCGTCAAGTAGAAGTCATGAAGCGGCTTTTACTGCTTTTATTGTTATCCCCAATCCCTGCTTTATCTGTTCCTGTCACGCCAAATTTTCAAAGTGGTTCGATGACATCCC